ATCTTCTTCAACATCTCTTTGTGAACTAAGTTCTCTAGCTGAACTTTATCTGCCTGATACGATAGGAATAGTAAACACTTCTCTAATGGCTCTTTGACAACTTCATCAATACGAAGTATATCATCAGCTGCTAATTGAATTATGGAAGTGTAAGATTTCCATTTTTTAGCAAAATTGATTTGATGTTGTGTGGTATCACCTCCGAATCCATCAAAGATTTCTGGGTATCTTTCAGCAAGTCCTTCAATAAATTTACGAAAAAAAAAAGTGCTCCCCAATGTTTATCCATTCCAACATCTAACCACTTCTCTCCATCTATGTGACCATCGTATGTTTTGGTATCATAAAACTTACCAAGCTTCTGAGTTACAGGTCTATATAGAATACTCATTACCTCAGCCCATTTATCATTGATAGTTATCTCTTCGTATTTAGAGATATCCACATAAGCGCCATATGCCATCTGAGATAGGTTAGGTTCGAATCCATACTCTACTTCTCCAATCTTTACAAATTGTTGTAGAGGTAGTTCTGCTGAGTTAAGGAACGATAGCAAATCCTTTCTGATGTTTAGGTATGTATCTATATCTAATTGATGTATCCATTCAGCTGGCGCTTTACATAAGTGATGGAACATTACTGCCATCTGAGCATCATCATTATCAGAATACGTTTCCATATCTTTTCTGAATGCTAAATAATCTCTTAGGGTTATTGCTGACCAATCAGTTGGTACTGTTATCTTTACTTCTTGTTTCATATTATTCCCAATTTGTTTCTAAATTAATTCTATTATTCCACATACCTTTCTTCATCATCCACCATTTATAGTATGCTACTGCTCCTGATAAATCACCTGGGTTACCTTCTATCTGAGTTGCGAACTTATGGAAATCAGAACCGATGTGAAACTCTTCAATAAAGTCCTGATATAGATATTGAAATTCACTCATTAAATAGTGTGAACCATAAAACCACATATCAGCAGGTCCCATATCAAAAAGATGCCAATCTGCATTATATAATCTATTCTCTTCAATCGTATCCAATAAGTTAATACATTGAACTGCAAATGGTTGTGGTTTATTAGGGCCTGATATGTTTCGGTTTATTCTACCCAAATCAAAACGTGATTTAATTACACAATCGTATTTAGTAATCTCAAATAGCTTTCTATCTCCAAATGGTAAGCTCATTGCTTTACTCATTGAATAAAAATGTGACATAACGTTTTGTGGAGGACGTGGCATATTCTTTAACTTATCGATACCTCTATCCCTTATTACAGGCATAAAATCTATTTGCTCTTCAAACTTAGCTACAACAGGTTTATATAAATCCCTAATGAATTCCTCTTTATCGGTTTCCCAACTATGGATATATACATCTACATCGTGCTTATCTAATATATGTTTTTTAATATACTCATAGCCATCCATACCATTTGATGTGCTATCAAATTGTGAATTAAAGTTTCCGTGTAAACATAAAGCTACTTTCATATTATTCTTTTATTCTGTATTGTTCTGGGTTAACTAAATCAAACTGCGTATCGATTGCCGTATTAACCGGCTTCTCTGTTACGTTGTTTCTTATCATAAACACTAATTGGTCATACTTCTTTTGTAGGATGTTTCTTTGTCCTAACACTGCTATCCCCGTTGCTTTAGCACCTTCTAATTGTTCCTCTAAATGTTGTATATATTCAGCCATTGCTAGGAAATCTTCTCTCTTAAGATTATCCAAATCCACTTCTAATACTTTGTTTTCTACTATTTTTGCCATATTATATTTTAATTATTTTATACAAATATACAACTTTTTTTCCATATTACCTAACTCTAATCACGTATTTTCCAGCAGATGTAGCCTTATTACTTAACTTCATCATAAAGACGTAACGCGCCGCATCTATTAAGTGGTCTAACCCACCTTCAGGCTTATCCGTTGTGTGTTGGTGTTTATCTAAGGCCCATTGGTAACTATAGAATTCGTTTACTAAGTTCTGGCAACTTTTTGGGATGTTTATCTTATATCCTTGCATTAGCTGAATACCAAATGATATACTATCAGGTCCTTTCTTTACTCCTTTGATATTTAATCCTTCTCTATATAGTTCTTCTATTAGTCTTGGTTCTGCACTATCGCCAATTATTTCCGTTCTCTTTTCACCTACTATTTCTTTTAGCTTCTGAGCTATTTCCTTTGTCACCATTCCCTTTTCGTAGCAGTTCTCTACTAAGTGTATGTTATCACCATTACGGAACACAGAGACTATGGCAGTAGGGTCAGAAGCAAATCCGAAATCTATTCCAATTGCCACTAACTCAGCTTCTTCATCTATCCATTCAGTTGTATCGAATTGAAAGATTGCTCTTTCGTTGCCTGTGTATTCACCTAAACCATATATCTTCCATGCTTTTGGATTGCTATGTTTTAATTCTTCAATAGCTCTAACTACTGAACGTTCTAAATAAGGATTGTTTCTATAGGTAGTAAAGTATCTACTACAATCACTCATCTGTCTTATCCAATGGAATGGTGAGATAGTTGGGTTGTATGATAGTATGATAGGGCCTGTTGTTCTGATTTGTAATTGGAAATAAGATTCTTCATCTATTTCATTGGCTTCTTCCAACCATAGAATAGAACTTTTAAGACCTCTAAGCTTTTCAGCATCATCAGTAGAGATAAACTGAATGGAAGAATCATTATAGAAGCTATAAACCCTATCAGATATATTATAATCAGCTTCAGACCATAAACCCATCGTTTGCATGACATCTTTAAGATCTTTTATAATCGTTCTTTTTAAAGAAGGGATTGTCTTTCTTACTATAGTAACTTCCTGCTTAGATTGTAGACATTGAACAATAATCCATTGAAGTAGAGCGTAGGTTTTACCACTTCTAGTTCCCCCAATGTGATGTGTTACTCTGCTTGGTGAACTATCCTGATTGGAGTAAGTAATTGTGCTATCAATTATCAATTCGCTCATTACTTCCTGTTTGGTTTATATTAACTTGGATTTGTTGTATTCTCTGCTCTACCTCAGCTTTTAATTCCATTCTACTTTGTTTAGGTAAGTGGAACTCTAACATCTTAAGTGTTATATCAACAGCTCCCTTTGGATCTTTCTTCATCATATCTTCCATTAAAGCTGGAAGGTTATCCATTACCTTATTTGTTGCACGTGCTAATGATAGTTTCATCATCTCAGTGCTTCTATTCAGGGCTCCTGCTGGTCTACCTGATCTATTAATCCTTTTATCTCCTTTTTCAAACGCCATTGTATTTCGTTGTATTTAACTATATATACATACTTTAACACTAATCCTCACCTTTGTATCAAACACCTCAGGAGACCACCTTAAAATTAGTCCAATGGTGCTTTAAAAGGATTAGTAATCTTCTCTCTTAAATGTAGCTTTATCTTCTTTGTATTTCCAAATGCGGTTGAACGGCAGATACCTATTTCCTTTGCTAACTTATCTAATGTCATCCCTTCTCCGAATTGGTATAGTTCAAATAATCGAGCGGGAGCCCATAGGCGTGTTTTACTTAATTCTTTTAGTTCGGTTAACATCTCATTGTAAGATGCTTCTACTCTTTCATCAAACTCCATATCGTATTCAGTATGTATCCCATCGTAATACTCAGGCTTAAACTCAATAGTTTTCTTTGATGCTTTTATTATATTAAGGTGTCTTGTGACCAAAAATGCCCTTAAATAAAGCAAATTAAAAGTTTTCTTACCATTCGGGTCATCAAACCATATAGCTGGATTTATCTTTTCTGCAAGGTATAGGTATAGTTCACATATAAGTTCATTACTAACATCCAAGCTTTTAGTAATTTTATATGCAGCTCCTAATAACCATTTATGTGAATCTCTACATAGGTTATCTAAACGTTCTCTATTTTCCTCTTGCAGTTTATTCACTCTTACTCTTTACGAATGCTCTTAAATCCTCAACGCATTTTCCCCAATGTTTAGCCGATGTTCTACATGCGCATGGTTGGTTTACTCTTTCGTTTCTGATAACATTACACCATCTCCAAAAAGGATTCATTAGGTGTTCTGGTAGATGATGTTGTATTGATGCTAAATGTCCACTTAGTTCCTGAAACTCTGCTAAGTTTAACGGAGCGTATTTACTCTCCGCAATGTTTGGTTTTAATTCTTCCATATTATAGTTTTATTTGTCCGAAATCTTCGCAGTTGAATAGTTTATCTAAATACTCTTTTCTTTTCTGACATCCACAATCAGGGTTTTTAAAGAAGGTCCAAGCTATCCATCCGGCTAAATCTTTTCCCCATCCAAAAGTTAATACATTGATTAGCGATTCCAACCAACTACCAAAGGGGAATATACATTTTTTCATATTGTTTGTTGTTTTTTTAATCTCTTTCTGGCATGCGCCTGTAACATATTCTGAGAGTGTGTTACTATTCTAAGATTGTTTATATTATTGTTTGTTCTATCCGCATCTATATGGTCAATCTCATACCCATCAGGTATTTCACCAACTAAGGTTCTATATATTAATCTATGTGCTCTCTTCCAATACCTTTTAGGTTTATTATCAGGTCCATAATTCCAGCAACCATAATATAGGTAACCACTTTTATTATAGTTAGGTTTTAATAACCTCAATTCTCCATTAGGATTGTATCTCTGAGACATTTTAGTTGAGTAGATAGTTCCGTTTGGATGAACCCAATAATCAGGAAAATCTACTAATTCAGTTAATTCACTCATATCCATAAATAGTTTAAAATTAATTTTAATAAAAAAGTATCCCCAACGCCTGACAGAATAAGGGTGGGGATACATAAACACTCACATACAATTGTAACAATTATTACAAAGATACAACATTTTTTTTAATTTTCCAAATCTTTTTTAAAATTTATTAAATCTAATGCTGAAATATTAATAACTTCTTCAGAATTGAAACCATCGATTAGGATAGCTTCGCCTGTTTTATGCTGATATTCTTGCAACCATTCATAAGTTATATGAGTTAATAGGAATTGCAATTCCTCTGTAGTTACTCTATCAGGTTCTTTATCTAAGATAGTAAATAAGATTGTTTTAATTTGTTTCTTCATCTTTTGATATTTTCTGAATGTATTGATACATCTCTTCAAACAATTTAGTTTTACCTAATGCCTGAGCTTTATGAACTTCGTATTCAGTTTGATTAGATAGGTAAGCTGATAATGCCATTTCAATAACTGCTCCCATCTTTAAATGATTCTGATTGCAGTATTCTTTTAATTTTGAATGTGTGTCCACTTTAATGTGAACCATTGTGTAACCTTTGTCTGTTGCCATTTTATTTGTTTTTTAATTGTTTATATTTTTCTACTAATCTTTTCTGAAGTGCTTCTTCAGCAGCTTTCTTTTCTTGCATTGCTTTAGAGAACTGAATGTTTCTA